CTTGGATCCACCATATAATCAACATCCATATGGATCCAACTATTTCATGCTTAACCTCATATGTACCAATGAGAGGCCTCATACAGTTTCAAAAGTATCAGGTATCCCTGGGGACTGGAACAAGAGTCAGTACAATAGTAAGGGTAAAATTAGAGAAGCTATGGAACGTACCTTGAAGTTAGCTACTGAGAAAGCAAAACATACCTTGGTGTCATACAATAACGAAGGTTTCATCAAACCCGAAGAATGGGAAGAGATCCTGGGGCCCTACACATACGAAAAAATTGAAATTGACTACAGTTGCTACAAGGGAGGTCGTAACCTAAAGAATCGCCCCAAGAAGGTCACAGAGTTCATATTTGTTATCTCGTCTTCGTAATTTTGAGATTTGTCTTCTTGGTTGCCTTTTTGGCATCCTCCTCCTTTTGGTCCAGGTATTTGGGATTATACATCTTTTTGTGAAGTTTCCAGAGGTTGGGGCTTCCAACCCTAAACCCCTTCCTGACTGTCGCCTTGTACCAAAAGACACAGTCTGTAATCTTGTTAGATTTGACTGTATTGTCGAGGACTAAGCATTCATAGTTTTCTGTGCAAGCGTCCATCACTTTTGAAAACATGTCAAATGAGGGGAATATCCCAAAAAATGATTTATAGAGTTTTTCTCTATTTTGTATGATGTTTTCCCTAAGAATAAACACGTAATCCACATTGGCGCGCAGGGCTGGTGGGAGGTCCATCACATACTGCATCGTCAACATAAAGAAGATATTGTAGTGCCTTCCATTCATGAAGCATTGACGAATACATGTATCTTTGAGGAACTTTGAGTCGTACATACAATCGTCAAGAAGCATAAAGGCGCCATTGTATTGACTCTTCCCCTTTGTACCTACAATCTTTCTTTGTCTTGATATAACCCTTTCTATGGCGTCCCTGTCGTACTCACCATACACAAAACGGTCTAGGATAAACTCACCATAGAAAAGATTACCTTCTTCCGTACCTGATAAGACTATTCCTGCTGGTATATGTTTCTTATGATACATAATATCCTTGACTAAGGTTGACTTCCCTGTGTTACGCTTTCCTATAAACACACAGACCCGATCGTCCGACATCGTCTCGGGTTTGAATTTCCTCAATTGTAGATTCATTCTACAGTAGTGTCCCGTTTTATTTAGCAAAATTTTACTCACATACTATAGGAATGTCAGGTCGTTTGAGACTTGCCGCCACTGGAGTCCAAGATCAATGGCTCACAGGCGATCCACAGCTTTCGTATTTCCTGATGAATTTTAGAAGACATACAAAGTTTGCTATAAATTACATTGAGAGTCAATTTGATGGAGACATCACTTTTGGAAAAACGATTACATGTCGTGTTCCAAATGATAGAGGTGATCTGATAAAGAATTTAACCCTAAAAGTGACTCTTGACGATCCTTCGTCTGGATATGAATGGTGTCCTTCTGTGATATCACACCTTGTGGAAAGTGCCGAGCTTCTCATTGGTGGCCAAACCATTGAAAAAATCACAGGTGAATACATTTATATTCATCAGCAACTTCACAATACAGATGACGACATAGATCAGACGGTGTATTTCTTAAATGGCCACGGTGAAACACTTGCGTATACTGGAGACTACACATACTTTATGGATCTCCCATTTTACTTTTATCGCAACCCAAGTCTAGCTATTCCAACGTGTGCTCTCACAAAGCAAATTGTTGAAGTTCGGATAAAATTGAGACCTCTCGCAGAACTTGTGACCGGTGTTACTCCAGCAAACGCAACTGCGAATCTTAAAAAGTTTTCATTGGACACAGAGTTTGTTTTCCTGACTGACAATGAGAGGAATTACATGATGTCTAGACCACTTGATTATGTCATAACCCAAGTACAAATGTCAAAGTTTCTGATGAAGGCTGGTGAAAATACAAAGTCGGTGATGCTCAATTTTTCACACCCCGTGCGCGAGCTTTTCTTTGTTTCGCAATCAGAAGCGGCCGTAACAGCAAATCATCCAAATAGGTACAATACACTTGTAAATGTAAAACTTCAATTTAACAACGAAGTAGTTTTTGATAGAGGTAGAAAGTTTCTTGTATATGAACAGGCCCTCAAACATCACATTAGTCCACCCGAATATGTAGCGGCAACAGACTATAAACAATCTGAGTTTGGTATGTATAGCTTTGCCCTAAAACCAGAACTTTATTACCCAACTGGTCAGGTTAATATGAGTCGTATATTTCACAAACTTCTTACAATTCAGATAGATCCAATTAATGCAGTGGATAACAATAACACGAGAGTTTACGCCGTCAATTACAATATACTTCGTGTTGAAAGTGGATTAGCTGGTTTAAAATTTTAGAATGCTATAATAGTAATGGCTGGTGTTGTTCAGCTCTTGGCGTCTGGCGCTCAAGACAGGTTTTTTACCATAGACCCAGACTATACATACTTTTTGCAGAGTTTCAAAAAACATTCAAACTTTGCAAGAGAATATGTAGACATAGATTCAGAGAATGTAGCTGACTTTGGTGGGAAAGCGAGATTCAAAGTGGCTCAAAATACTGGTGATATGTTGTTGACTCTCAGTGTGAAGATCAAATTGCCCACAATTTCTACGGTACTTTACACGGATCCAAGATTTATAGAATCCATTGGACATGCACTCATTGAGTATGCTGATCTCATCGTGGGTGGAAAAGTGATTCAGCGGTTGCCAAGTGATTATCTTCAGATTTACTCAGAACACTTTGTCACACAAACAAAGCAAAGAGCTCTCAGACAACTCATAGGAAAGTATCCAGAGCGAACAATTGATACGAGAGTTTCCGACAAAGACATTTTAGGTAACATTGGAACTGCAGACACAGAAGATGAGTTCTTTGTGGACCTTCCATTTTACTTTTATAATAACCCAGAGTTAGCTGTGCCACTCTGTGCCATCAAGAAGCAGGAAGTTGAAGTTGAAATCAAAATACGCAATCACGACCATCTCATCATAAAAGGTACAACAGGGGAACTTCAACCCGTGACACCTGGAACTATTAATCTCAAAGAGTTCAAACTTTGTGCAGAAGTTGCTTTTATTGATCCATGTGAGAGACTCAAGATTGAAAATGAGAAAACGAGGGACTATGTCATTACCCAAGTTCAACAAAATACTTTTGAAGTTGTACAGGCTATTCAGGAAGGTAATTTTAAGTTGGATTTTTACAATCCAGTGAAGGAGCTCTACTTTGTCATTCAGAGACAGGGTGACACAGGCACAGGTGAGGGTCAGTTCATTACCCCATTTGACTATGATAATACCCTTGCAGATACAGGTGGAAAGTACATTCTTTATGAAAACCTGGACTATCTTACATTGGATCTTGATGGTCAACCAATAATCACCCAAGAAACGGGTAATGTCATATTCCTCAAAGCTGTTCAGGCAGCTATTCACCACTCCAAGACACAACTCATTAGGCGATTTTATTCGTATAGTTTTGCACTTGAACCCGAAAAATGGTATCCTACTGGTCAAATCAATTTTAGTCTCGTGAAGGAGCAGATACTCAACCTAAGTCTGACTCCGTGTACAGATTATGCAAGACAGGTCAGGGTGTACGCCGTGAGTCACAACATTCTTCGTGTAACTGAGGGAACTGCTCAAACTCTTTTTACTTTGAAATATTAAAAGATGATGAAAACTGGATTTGGTGAATCTTCGGGGGGCTATGAGGAGTCTCAACAGAACGCTCTCATTGGTATCCTTCTCCCAGTCCTTGAGAAAAGTATGGTCTTGGCAGCTGAATATTCCAAAGCGTGTGGGCGTGACACGGTGCTCCCAGAAGATATGGAATACGCAATTAAGTATTGTGCAATGTATACGGTTGGTCAAAATATTGGATCTCTCTACCCAGAGGTGTATGATTCTGATTCCTCAGATGAAGAGGATTTGGAAGAAGTTGAACCCGAGAACTGCCATCCATTTGAGAGATACTCAGGCGATGACACCACCTTTAGGCAGATGAATGAAGCCTACGACCGCTGGGACCAGTGGGTACCACAAAGTCCGGTAGAAGAGATGTTAA